TCATGCGTATGCTCTGCGGAATTTATCGTGCTCCGCTTCTTCGACAACGCCGAGGATGTACTCCCGCATATCGTCATCGTGGGAAGTCAAGAGGCTTTCAAACTGCTGCGTGTCAGACACGCCAGAGAAGTTATAGACCGGGGCGAAGTTGATGGAAATCGGACTGCCCTCGGAAGGTGTGGAGTTGGATGCCGACACAACTTCCGCCGGGGCGGCGGTGTTCGCGGTGAGTGCTTCATACTCGTTGTACACTGTCCAGTCATGGTAGAACGTCTGCATGGAATTTTCGGACAACCCGGCGGCTTGCTGAATGGCTGCAAAGTCAAGGGCGTTTTTGCTGACGATCTGCGTGAACTGCTGCGCTTCATCGAACGCTGCGCGGGTCTCCGGCGCAGTCAGCACAGTTTCGCCGCCGTTGAAGTAGACCAGCTCCGGGCCGTTCTCACCAACGATGGCAAAGCCCGGCGCAGCGGATTCCGTGCCGACTGCATAGCCGGGAACGTTGCCGCTGTAGCTGCTGCCTGCTCCTGCCAGTGCGGTGGAAGCAGCGGAGGCGATTTTGGAGAATACGGTCTGAACACGGGGGAGCATCCCCTCTGCGCCATCCACAAAGCCCTGAATGGTGGCTTGTGCGCTTTTCTTGGCCTCATCACTGAGGTTCATGTCTGTCACGCTGTCGGCCACGTTCTGCGCAATCTCGTCCATGGCGTTGCTCATGCCGGTTTCTAAGTCGGCCATGCTCTCGCTGGTAGTTTTCTGCGCCTCCTGCAGTTCCTGATAGTTCTGGACCATTTTGGCAAGGTCAGCGTCAGAGGCCGATGCCATGCCGGCAATGGCGTTCACAGAATCCTTGCTGCCATCGGCAAAGCTGGCAATCACGGCACTCAGACCGTCAATGTCAGCGGCGCGGGCATTCAGGCTCTCAAGATTCTGGTTGTAGCTGTCCCAGTAGGTGATCTGGCTCTCCAGTGCGGAGTTTATGCTGGACGCAGAGGTGGCAACGATTTTTTCAGCGGTATCCCACAGGTCATACTGCCCGCTGACGCTCTTCAAAGCTGCATCGTAGGCCTCGTTATAGGCCGAGATGATGCCCTGAATATTATTTTGGGCAGCAGACAGGGCGGCGGCAACATCCTCGGCACTGTCTGCGGCAGAATCCTGTGCATCTGCCATGCCGTTGATTGCGGCCGCTGCTTCCTGATACTCGGTCTGGGCAGCGTCTACCGCTTCCTGATCTTGCGCCATCGCCTCGGTGTAGTTTTCTACCTCTCGCCGGGCAGTCACAAGGTCTGCCGAGTAGCTGAGGTATTCGCTGCGCAGCTGCTGCACATCCTCGCTCATGGTGCGCCACGGAAGATCCTGAACAGTACCATAGGTCAGCTTAAACTGTTCGTCCGTCATGCCGAGGGTGGCAAGCAGCTTATCATAGCTGGTAACCATGCCGGCATTGGATTTCTCAACCTTGGCTTTTGCAGCGTTCAGTTTGACCTCGTTCTCTGCGCTTTCGCTTAGCACATCTCGGTATTTCTCATACAGAGTGTTCAGATAGTCCTGCCGGGCTTGCGCCTTTGCATCGGCCACATAAGCGTCTGTGTGCTGGCGCAGGGCTTCGGTGCCGCCCTTGATGGAATCCGTTTCAAGGTCAATGTCATCGGCCAGACTGGGCACCAGCGCAGATAGGCGGGCAAGGGTATCGTGATACTCGGTGTTCCCGGCGGTGTTGCCACCAGTAGCCGCCTCGATGGCCTCCAGCTTGCCGATGTACTGGTCGGCAACGCTGGCAGTTGCCTCCATGCTGGACAAGGTGGTGTCGTAATCTGTGCCGGCCTCTTTCATGGCACTGCCCATGTTCTGAGCCGCGGTGGTCAGTTCCTGCACAGAGGGAACTGTATCGTTAGCAGCAGAGGAAAGCAAAGCCACGACTGTCGCCACACCGCCGGCAGCCAGCGCGGCGGTGCCCAACACAGGGGCAACGGTAGTCAGAGTGGGTGCAAGTACCTTGCTGAGTTTAAGGGCAGCATTTACGGCGGTGATGGCTCCGGTCAGGCCGCCCAGCGTGACCGTTCCGGCAGCAATGCCCTTGACCACGCCGGGGTTTTCCTCGACAAAGCCCTGCATCCAGCCCAGAACCTGCGCGCCAACATCGTACAGGCCGGACATGGTGGGAGTCAAATCCTCGCCGATGGCGATTTTCAGGCCGTCAGCGGCAGACTGCATCAGAACCAGCCTGCCGTTCATGTTGTCGAGCATGGTGCCCGCCATCTTGTCGGCAGACCCGGCGCAGTTGTTCAGGGCTTCGGTATAGTCGGAGAACGACTGCCCACCCTCGGCAGCGGCGGCGCTGCATCCTGCCATGATGGTTTGCAGCTTGGAATACTGGTTCGTGCCGGCGATGGTCTTGGCAAGGTTAGCCTGTTCTTGGTCGGTCAGGTCATCCCAGACCCCGGTAATCCCGGTAAGAATACTGGTCAGGGACTGCATATTGCCCTGTGCATCATAGATGTTCACGCCATAGTTCGCCAGCTCGTCACCACAGTTTTTCGTGTTGGTGGCAAGGCGGGTGAAGATGGCGTTCAGGGCTGTGCCAGCCTCGCCGCCCTTAACACCGGCATTGGCCATGGTAGCCAAGACTGCCGTGGTCTCCTCGACAGAATAGCCGAGGGAGGTGGCGGTGGATGCGCACGCCTTGTATGCCTCGCCCAGCTGGATCACATCCGTGTTGGAGTGAGCCATGGCATAAGCCATCACATCGACAAAGTGCGTAGTATCAGAGGCTTTCAGACCAAAGGCAGTCAGATAGTCGGTGACAATATCAGACGCCTGTGCCAAGTCCATGTTGGCGGCAGCAGCCAGATTCAACACCGGGCTGATGCCCTCCAGCATAGACTGGGTGTTCCAACCTGCCAGAGCCATGTAAGACAAAGCGTCCGCAGATTCACCGGCGGTGAACTTTGTGCTTGCGCCCATCTCCTTGGCCTTGTCGGACAGAGATTCCAGCTCATCGCCGGATGCGCCGGACAGGGCTTCGACGTTGCTCATGGATGCTTCAAAATCACCTGCGGTATTGATGCAGTCCATGTATGCGTCTTTGATTTCGCCGAGGGCTTTTGCAATGCCAGCCGTGGCAAGCACAGATTCAACGGCATCGAGGGCTTCGACAGATTTCTCGCCGAAGCCCTTTGCGCCATCTCCGGCCTCGTCCATGGTCTTTTTGAGGTCAACCTGCTGGTCTTTCAGCTTATCGACCTCGGTTTCCAGCCGAGTGGTTTCTGCTGTCAGCTGCGTGGTGTCCACGCCAGCTTCCCGCAGGGTGTTCCCGGTGGCAGCCAGACGCTGCTCATAGGTGTGCAGGGAGGTCGTGGTCTTGTCGATCTGCGCCTGCTTGGAAATCAGCTTGTTTTCCAGCGCAGAGAAATAGCCCTCGGTCTCCTGAATCTCTTTCTGGATGTTATCGTACTGCTGCTGCAAGACGGCCAGCCGCTGCTTGGTGGAGTCAACGGCCTGCTGCTGCTTCTGGTACGCAGTTATGTCGGACTGTACCTTGTTCAGCTGCTGGATTCTGTTCTGCGTTTCCGCGAGAGCGGACTGCGCAGCCTTGAAGGTGCTGGAGAAGTTGCTGTTCTGTTTGGCGGACAGGTTGAACAGCAACTCCCATTCTTTTCGAGCCATAAAATCCCTTTCTCTTGCCATATTCGATTGTGCTGCACCCGGCGGGTGCAATTATGCCCCTCACCGCAGCAAGAACGGCGAGGGGCATAGTTCTATCAGGGAGTGCGGTCAGAATCCTTTTGGGGCTCACCCCCTTCCTTTCTCTGCTGGTAGGCGGCCCATGCTGCGTCCAGCTTGGCCTCACCATCCGGCATAGCCATGATCTTGAGATATAACCGTTTGCAGCCTCGTGCAAGTCTGACAGTGTCCTCTGGTGAAATCTCATCGAGGTGGATGTGAACATTGTTGCTCATTGCTGCATCCTCTTTTCGCTTTGCTTGATGATATGATGATTTTTGAGAAAAAAGCGGTAACGAAATGACCGAAAAAATTTTTTGCTGTGTAGCTGCAAGCCGGGGTCGACGAGCCCGCTATGAACTAGGGTGCCCGTTCACAGTACCTTGAGGGGCGCAGGGCTTGAGGTGGGCTGCCGGGTGTGATAGAATGGCTGCGGGATGTGGTCTGTCAATCGCTCCCGCTTGGCTGCCTTGCGAGTTCGCTGCTTGCATGGCGGCCTTTTGTTTTGCCCTATGGTCTGCCCTTTGTTTGCCGGAACGGAAAGACGATGCTGTTTGCTGGCCGTTTTGCGTCCGAGGTGATGATCTCTTGGGCGGCTTGCAGAGCCTCATACCCGCCGGGCAGAGCGAGGATACAAGCGTACAGCTGCATAAAGGCAACGACCAACTGTGCAACATACTCTTGTGTGATACCCTGCGGCGGGGCGTTGCCGGGTTGCTGCGGTGTGCCGGAATTGGGATTGCTCATGTGGTTGCCTCGCTCTCGCTGCCTTTATGGTTCTGATGGCGTGCGGCTCGGTATGCCTCCAACTCGGCCATGAGCTTCGGATCCTGTTGGAACCGCTTATGGTATTCGAGGAAAACTCGACCGATTCGCTCTGCGACCTCCGGCGGAATCTCGTCCACGTTGACATGGATGTTGGTATTCATCTGTGCCTCCTGTTGTTGAGTGTGGTAAGTGGCTTAGTTGTGCATATACGGCAGCAGCATATGGTAGACCAGCTGCAAAACGTGCACCGGGATGCTCTGGCCGTGCTGCAAGGCGGTTTCGATGCAGGCGATATACTGTGCACCGCTTGCGTCATAGTGGTACGGTTCCCGGCGGCGCGGTTTGTTCTGACTGTGCTTCATGTGTGTTCACCTCCCTTCCAGTTCACTCGTGACGGCGAGAAAGCGCTGGCGGGTCTTGTCGAAGGTCAAGGGAATTTCGCCAATTTTGCCTTCCTTATTCTTGGCCAGAATGGCTTGATACTCTTCCTTGTCAGCAGACAGGAGCAAAATAGCGTCTGCATCCTGTTCCAGCTGGCCGGATTCCTTCAGATCGGCGGTGCTGGGGGATGCGTGTGCAGCGTTGCGGTTCAGCTGGGCCAGAGCTACCACAAGTATTCCTGTGGTCTGTGCCAGTTCGTGTAGGGCGATGGAAATGCTGGTGATTTGCTGGTATCGGTCTTTTGCCTTGCTGACGGTTAGCAGCTGCAAATAATCGATAAAAATAACCTGTGCTTTCATTCGCTGGGCCTGTGCCTTGATCCATCCCGTGCCCTTGCCGGATGCAGAGCGGATGAACAGCGGCAGCTTGTGCAGATCTGCAAGGCTGTCAAGGTCGGACTGAGGAACGGTCTTGCTCTTTACATCTGCCAGCGGAACCGCCAGACGGTTTGAAATGATGCGGGCGGTCAAGGTGTCCGGGTCAGTTTCAAGACTGAAATAGCACACACGGAAGCCCCGCCGGACCTGCTCACAAGCCATCTGCAGGGACAGGGCGGTTTTACCGGCAGATGGTCTGCCGCCGATGATGAACAGGTTGCCGGGCGACAAATGCAGGTGCTTGTCCAGCACCGGGATACCGCTGGGGATGTACTTCGGCTTTTCATTCAACTTGCGGATATAGTTATCGACCAGTTCCCCGATGGGCTTAAAATCTTGTTCTTCCCGGTCGAGCGTCAGGGCTTCGCCCATCTGGCTATACAGATCGGGCAGGTCTGCAAACGTGGTCAGGTTGCTTCCAGCCTGAAGGGCTAAATTCTGGAATTGGGTCAAGGCAGCTTGTTCCCTGACAAGCTGTGTCCATTCTTCTACGCGGTCGCGGGTTATAGCGATATACTCGCCCTCGCATTCCTCTACGCACCCCATGATGGCCGTTCGCTGCTCTGGGTATCGGGCACAGGCTTCCACCGCGTCCAACTGGCCCTTTGCATTCCAAAGGCCGGACAGTGCAGCAAACACCGGCTGAAGGTCTGCCGGGAAGTGTTCAATCTCCAAATCCGGCAGCGAGTAGGGCGCAAGGTCTGGCTTGATGAGGATTGCACCCAGTAAAACCTTGTGAATGTTCATGTCAGCACCTCAAACTTCCTTTCCTGCGGCTGTTCGGGCTTCTTTCGGGCTTCCCGGCGGGCTTCTACATCCCCCAGAGTGCGCACCCCATCAGCCTGCCAGCCTTTCAGAATGCCGTCAACATAGCGCCACTTTCTCACGCCGTTTTCTGCGGCTTCATCAATGGCCTTGCAAATCAGCTCAGTTGAAAACGCTTCCCGGTAGCGTTGTAGCTTGTCCAGCGCAGAGCGGGGAAACTCGCCTATCTCGGCCTGAAAATGCTGTACGATCTGAGCAAGGTCTGAATCTGTCCGGGCTGCTGTTGTGGCGGCTTTCTTACAACTTCTTCCTGAGCTATGCTCTGCTATGCTATGCTGGGTTGTCACTTGGTTGTCAGATGGTATACCAATGGTATCCATTTGGTTGCCAGTTGGTATACCAAGGCTTGCCAAAATATAACGTTTGTTCGTACTTTCTGTTAACTGCGCGAGTTCATTTTGAAACGCAGTTGGTTTGTATCTGTCATTGCGTAAATTATTGTTGGCTTTCCAATCGGTGATAACGAGCACTTTTGAAGGGAAAGAAATGACATATCCGGCGGTTTCCAAGGGCTTCAAATCACGAGCGGTGCAGCCAATAGAACGGATAATGGCGCGGGGGTTTGCTACAAACCCATCATCATCACCCTGCATACCAAGGTGAAAGTACAGGGCCTGCGATTTCAGTGGCAATTCCAGAAAGCTGTCTGTTTCAGTCACTGAACTTGAGAACATTCGTTTTACAGCCATTCGCTTACCTCGCCACCCGGCGGATGCCACCCACAGCTTCACCCTGTTCCGCCGGGATGGGGTCGCCCTCATTAAAATACTGGGCCAAGCTGTTCATATTCACGAGCCACCTGTGACCCGCCACAACGTACCGAATTTTACCTGTCCGGCAGAGAGAGCGGATGTAGGTCGGCGGTAGACCGTAGGTTTCAGCGGCCGCTTTCACGGTAGCCATCTGCGGGTATCGGATTAAATCTCCCATTCGATGCACCTCCTTGGTGTTGCTTGAAAGTTGATTCTTGATGCTGTGTCAGCAGTAAAGCACAAATCGAAAAATAATGCAATACCGCTAAATTTCGATTGAAAATTGATGCCATGAAGCATTGTTGAAATGAAGTCCCTTGCGTCAAAATCCATCTGGTGTCATCTGGTGATATCCAGTGTCACGCTTTGCAACGGATTACCTTGTTTTGCAATAGATTTACAGAGGGATGCCCACCTGATTTATGGATAAATGCTGCTGATCTTGCACATCAAAAAATATTGATGAAATTGATTCACGAAGCGGATGAATGAACCTCGTTAGACTCCAGTAGGCTCTCGATGGGTACGCCTAATGCAGCGGCAACATGGCGCACTGAATTTTCGTTACAGCTTTTACCGCCACGCAGGGCGGTTATCGTTGCGCGGGAAACACAGGCTTTCTCGGACAGCTGCTGAACTCCAATATCACGCCGAGCCATTTCGGCAATCAGTTTCACACGGTCAATTCGCATTTGTAATGCCTCCTTTTATTCGTTTGCTTTAGTCTAACACTGTCATTTGAATATGTCAATACATATTCTTTTGCTTTATTTCGGCCGAAAGCTATGCTATAATGAAAAAGAGGTGATAGCATGGCTGTTGGTGACAATATTAGAGCAGAAAGAAAAAAAGCAGGATTAACACAAAGGGAACTTGGAGAGCGGTTGGGCATTTCACCTGTTGGAATTGCTCAATGGGAAAATGGCTTGAGAACGCCCAAAATTGAAACATTGCAAAAAATATCAGATGCGCTGAATGTGCCGATATCAAAGCTGATGGAAATATGCGATGATGAACTTTTAAAACAGGTGGGACAACTAAGGAGCCGTGCGCGAGTTTCAAAAATTGAGGAGTATTTGTCGCAACTCAATGATGAAGGTCAAGAGGTAGCAGTAGAAAGAATTAGAGAACTTGCCGAAGTTCCACGTTATCAAGATGCCACCGCACGAAAAGCAGCGCAAGAACACCATAGGATGTTGCTTGAAAGTCCAAATATTGATGAATCGCCCGGAGATATCGAAAAGGCATATAAAGACTATTCCAGCCATGGAGAACTGCCTGATGGATATGTTTTGCCATGGTTGAGAGGTACCGAGGCGACAGAACAGGATACTTCCGACAATACTGCAGAGAGTACAGCTGCGCTCCCCAAATAGACCGGATCAATGGATGTTGTGCAGAACTCTAACTCACAAAGGAGTGGTGACAGATGGCGAAAATCATAAAGCGCACAAAGAAGGACGGCACCTGCTCCTACTGCATCCGGGTCTCCAACGGCTATGACCGGCAGGGCCGTCAGGTGCTGGTAAATCGCACTTTCACTCCCCCGCCGGGCTTGACCGGGAAGAAGTTGGAAAAGGAGCTGCAACGTCAGGCGGATGCCTTTGAACAGGAAGTGCACAGCGGCATTTCGTTGGATGCGTCCATGAAGCTGGATGATCTGATAGAAAGATGGTTCACCGAGTATGCAGACCGCCAGTTGAAGCCCAAGACGGCCACCGAATACAGAAAGCTGGTGCCGCGTGTGTCGGCGGCTCTGGGTCACATGAAGGTCAACCAGATACGCCCGGCGCACCTCATGGCGTTCTATGCGAACCTGTCCGAGGACGGAGTGCGTCAAGATTCCACCTATACGGCAACGGCTGCGCTGCTGAAGCTGCTGCCGAAAGGTCAGCGGGCAAGGATCCGGGAAACCGCCGAGGTGGGCGAGGAAACCATGCGGGGGCTGTGTAGCGGCAAGCCTGTCAGCCGCAAGACCGCCGAGAAGGTGGCCGATGCCGCCGGGCTGCCCCTGTCCAAAGCATTCACCGAGAAGGTCAGGGCGGGTGGTAAGCTGGGCGGCAACACGCAGCTGCACTATCACCGCTTCTTGTCCAGTGTGTTTGAAAAGGCAGTCAAGTGGCAGCTGATCGATGAAAACCCCTGTCGGCGCACAGAAGCCCCCAAAGCGGCAGAAATCGAAGTGGAAGCATTGCAGGAAGAGGACGTTGCAAAGCTGCTGGAAGCCCTGCAGGACGCGCCAGCACAGTACAGCGTTATCACACAGCTGGCCTTGCTCACAGGTGCCCGCCGGGGCGAGATATGCGCCCTGCGCTGGTCGGACATTGACCTTGACGCGGGTGTGATCTCCATCAACAGGACGGTGCAGAACATCGCCGGGCGCGGCACGGTGTTCACAGCACCCAAGACAAAACGCTCCCGGCGATGCATTAAGATAGGCCCGGAGTGTGTGCAGCTGCTGCGGGAGTACCGCCAGCACCAGAAGGCCGAACGGTTCAAGGTCGGCTCTGAGTGGATGCGCCGGGTGGAGATCGAGAACGGCAAGACAGTGGACAACGACCTGCTGTTCACTCGCTGGAACGGTCAGCCGCTCGACCCCAACGCGGTTACAAGCTGGTTTCCGGGCTTTCTGGCCGCCCATGATCTCCCGGCGGTTCACTTCCACAGCCTGCGCCACACCAACGCCAGCTTGCTGATAGCGGCCCATGTGCCTGTCACAACAGTTTCGGGCCGTTTGGGCCACGCAAAGACCAGCACCACCACGGATATTTACGCCGGGTTCATCCGCTCTAGCGATGCGGCGGCAGCGGACGCACTGACGGACGTTTTCAGCCGTATCAAGGAAAAGTCCCACGCATAACAAAAGATGGCTCACAGGGACGTTTCTGCCGCCCTCGTGAGCCATCAACTTTTTTGCCTTCTTCATAGTGTCCGTTTTATAGGATTATATGCCCTCTGGAAAGTGCCTTAAAAGTGCCTTGTTTTACAGAAACAAAGAGAAACGAATGTGCATGTAGAGAAATAAAAACAACGATGAATCTATATAAATAGCGACAACCAGAAACATAGAAAACCGTATAAAGGCCCTCTACGAATCAGTAGGCCGGTGGTTCGAGTCCCTTCCATCGCACCAAGAAAAACCAGAACACGTTTGTGTTCTGGTTTTTCTTTTTGTCAGCACGATGGAAGGGGCTCGAACAGGGCGGCGGCGCATAGCGCCGCAAGCAATCAGCCCAGTGGGCTGTTGCTTAGCCCGCGGGTTCCAACGCGTAGGAATGTCTACCGTGGAAGCTGTAAATCGAAAGATTTCATGGCTTTTTTGTTTTGTAAGCCATGGGTGCACGGTTTCTGCACGGTTTTTGCACGGTCGGTGTTTTCCATGTCCGATGATGTAGGGCGCTGTATTGCATTGCAATCAGTGCCCTTTTTTGCATCAGGTGAGCAGGGCCAAGCGGAGCTTTGCCTTCATTTCCGGGTCGGCATCCTTCAGCAATTCCAAAAGAGCCGTCATGGAGATGGTGGGTTCGCCTGCGGTGGGTAGCTGAAAATAATCAAAGCCCACAAGCTGGATATAAAATCCGGTCTGTGGGCTTTACCATATCAGGAGTAATATTTCTGTGTGTGGTTGCCGGGACGAGGGGCTTCTGGAACTCAACGGCAAGACCTATATGCTGTCCCTCAAGGTCTACGAAACGGTGAAAACCGATGTGGCCTATGTGCAGGATAAGACGGTCAGCCAGATTCAGGCAAAGGATCGGATTCTTGAATATCTGAAGCATAAGCCGTCGATTACGAATCAGAAAGCACAAGAGCTGTGTGGGTTTAATAAGAATCAAACCTATTATATCCTGCACCAGATGTGCAAGGACGGAATCTTGCAGTCTGATGGCGTAGGCCGAGGAACGAAGTACAAAAGCGTGAAGTGA